ACCTGAAATGTTGGGCGCTCCACAAGATATGCAAAAACGTAAATTGTTGAGAGTTTTTAATAATTTTTTGGAATATGAAAAGACTAATGGTGAGTACGATTTAGTTATGCGATATAGATTTGATTTATTATTAGATAAACCGTTAAATTATGAATATATATTGCAAGAATGTACAAAAAATAAAAAGATGATATTTATTGGTGATGGCGCAGTACATATGACTCAAAATGATATGATGGCAATATGTAATTCTCATACATTTAAAATTTATTTAAATAGATTAAATACATATCCTGCACAATGTGATCCTATGATACATCATTATAGTATGGATCATATAGTAGCAGATTTCGGGGTTGAATATAGTCAAACTATCGGTATTTCAATAGTTAGACTTGATGGTAATAAAAAATATAGGGTTGAAAAATAATGATAAATTTATATAATAATGAATCTAATATTCATAATAATCAAAATATCTATGATTCATTTAATAATTTCATTTTTAGTGCTGATAGAAATGTATTTAATAAACTTCATAGTAAATTCGAATTTTATGAAAAAACAAAACATTTACATGGAGATATTGTAGAATGTGGCGTATTTAAAGGTTCGGGTTTACTTTCTTGGCTGAAACTTTTAGATATTAATGAGCCGCATAGTATTAAAAAGGTTATGGGTTTTGATTTTTTTAATCCAGAATTCGTTAACGATTTAAAAGATGATATTGATAAAAAAACTATGCAACAAGTTTTTGATCGAGATCGGGATTTAGATGTATTGAATGATATTTCATTTGAGGGTATTACAAAAAAAATTACTGCTGCAGGATTTAATTCTGATAAATTTGAGTTAATTAAGGGCGATGTTAGTTTAACATCAAAAAATATTGTTAAAACTAGACCTGGATTTAGAATCAGTATTTTATATCTTGATATGGATTTAGCCGAACCAACTTATGATGCTCTAGTCAATTTTTGGGATAATGTTGTTCCTGGCGGTATTGTTGTTTTTGACGAATATGCATATCATAGTTGGAGCGAATCAAATGGAGTAGATCGTTTCTTAAAAGAAACAGGCGTTGAATTACATAGAACAAATATTAAAGCTCCTACTGCATATATAATTAAATTATGAAAACAGCAATACTATTAGTTGGCAATATACGAACTTGGGATGATTGTAAAGAAAGTTTTAAACAGACATTTAATTATTTGAATCCAGATATTTTTGTATCAACCTATAATCAACAATATAATTATCATCCTTATATAAAAGGGTTAATTAATGAATACGATGACGTTATTTTAAGTAATGATGATATTGCTGAAAAATTTAATGATATTACCCCAAAAGCGATTTTTGTTGATGATAATTTAAATTATAATTTACCTAAAGATATAAATCCTGCATTTAATGGATTAGAAAGTTCGTTCTATCAATATAATAAATTTTTTCAATCTATTCAAATTATGCGAAGTTTTGAAGAATATGAGCCATATGATTTAGTTATAAAAACGCGATGCGATTTACTTTATAATCCAATTAATCTAGATTCGTGTTTAGAATCTATTATTATTGATAGCGGTAATGTTTATCCTAATGATTGCATTCTTATTTCTAATAGAGATAATATTGTAAATATTTCTGAATTTATTATGCGAGAATTTTTTAATCCAAAATATTCAGATAGTTATTTAAATCCTCCTCATGGATTATTAAATAGTGCAATAAAATATTTAAATATTCCAGTAAATCAACAACGAATTATGAATTGCGTTGTTAGAAAAAATAAAAAATTACAACAATATTAATATGAAAATTATATCGCATAGAGCAAATTTAACTGGACCAAATCCAGAAACTGAAAATAACCCAAATCAAATTGATTTTTGTATATCTTTAGGGTATGATGTAGAAATTGATTTATGGTTAATTGATGGAGAATATTATCTAGGTCATGATAATCCTGTATACAAAATTCCATTTACATTTTTAATTAATCGAAAAGAAAAATTGTGGATACATTGTAAAAATCAAGACGCATTATTTTCTTTAAACTCTACAGGATTGAATTATTTTTGGCATCAAACTGATGACGTTACAATTACTTCACAGGAATTTATTTGGGCTTACCCAGATAAGCAAGAAAATACTTATCGTAATCTTGTTATTTTGAATTTTTCCGATACGGTTGATTTTGATTCTTATGCAAATAGCGGAATTTATGCAGTTTGTGTCGATTTTGTAAAATTATAAATAGTTAAATATAATTAAACCAAAGGGGTTTTATGTTACGATTTAAACATTTCTTTTTAGCTGAGGCATCTATTCGACAAGGTCTTCCTCATATCTCTACTATGACTCATGATCAATTCCATAATTTAACTAAAGATGGAAATGTAAATATTGATGATGTGACGGAAAAAACTGATGGTCAAACAATGAAATTTGGCCATGATGAGCACGGATTTTATACTCAATCTTCTGGTTCTGGTGACGAAAAAATGCGTACGCCAGAAGATTATGCTATTAGAGCAAAACGTAGAGCTCAAGAAACAGGAAAAGAATATAATCCTACAGCATCTGATGCCTTTGGGCACGTACATAAAACCCTTCAGGAAAACTCTGCACTTCAAGATCATTTGAAGGCGCAGTATAAGAAAACAGGTAAAGAAGTTCAGGTTCGAGGGGAATCGTTTTATAAACCTTGGGGTAGACCTAGCGAAGTTCCTGGCGAGATTAAATTTGTTGGAACATCTTACGACCCGAGTCATATGGGTAAAGTGGGTAAATTTGTTATTCATAGTAGATTACCTGAAAATCAAAATCATGACCTTGAACATTTTAAAACGAATTTATCTGACGAAAATATTAATTTTGATGATGATAAGATTGAACATCAACCATCTAAAGTTGATGTTGCACAGGAAAGATCAGATTTTGATAAGTTAAATCATAATTTGTTGAATTCTAGAACAACAAAGTCCAATAAAGCAGATAAAGAAGCTGAAGTTGCAAAATTTGCAGCTATCAAACAGAGAGCATCTGAAAAAGTTGATGCCCATATGAAATCTAAAAATATCAAGCCAAAATGGGGTAGTGGTACTGAAGGTGCTGTTATTCATCCATCTATAAATAATCCTGATGCTCCAAGATTCAAAGTCACTAGTGATACCTTTAGAGCATATAAACAATCAGACGATTCAAAGAATTTATTAAAGAGATAAACTATGTTAAAAGGATTTTTAAGATATCTTGCAGAAGGTGGTAACGTTAAGGTAGAAGGAACTTCAGCTGATCCTATTACCATGACAAAAAATAATAGAAAACCTATCACAACAGATATTACTGGTTTTCTTCATGGATTAAATAATGCACATAAACTGCAACATGGATCTCATTTATTTGGAGAAAATAGTTCTGCTATCTCTAGTGGTGATGCATTTTCTGGATCGACTCATCATTTATTTGATAAGAATATAAATGATGAGGAATTTGCTCATCATAAACCAATTGTTGGTGATTTGGACGTAAAAGTTCCTAAAGAGCATTTAAAAACACTTGCAGAGCATTTGCAGCCTGGAAAAACGTTTGGTAAATATACTGTAGTTGGGTATAAAAAAAGCTCTGATGGGTATAATGCACTGCTTAAACATGAGAATGGACAAGTACATCAAATGGATTTTGAAGGTGCTGATTATAGTGGAAATAATCCATCAGAATTTGATAAATTTGCACATAATTCAAATTGGCAGGATGTAAAATCTGGAATTAAGGGTGCACATCATAAAATTTTATTAAATGCAGTTGGAACAGATAAACATAAATTTTCTGGTATTTATGGACTGGGTTCTAGAGAAAAAGATAGTCCAAATTGGACTAAAGATAAATCAGAAATATCTTCTAGATTATTTGGTAAATCGGCTCCAATGGAAAATTTAGATTCATTTCATGGAGTAGTCCAAAATATCAAACATCATATTGATCCAAATAAACATCAAGAAATATATAATAAATATAAAGATGCAGTTTCAAAACAAAAGAATTTAAATTCTGAAGCATCTTTAGCTCATATGAGACAACATTTAAATGTTTCAGATGATAAACTTACTGAATCTAGTGAACAAGTACATCATACATCAGTTGTTCCTATTACTGGATTTGTTCCTATTAGTCATATGGGGCACGCCAAAGATCTAGGTCAATCGTTAAATGGATTACCTGGAACAAAACATGTAGGTATTTCATCAAAATCTGAAGCATATTCTCCTGAAGAAAGAAAAGATATTTTAGAACGACAATGGGGAGGTGGCGTTAATGCTCATGTTGTTTCTGGAGCAGGTGCAACAATCAGAGCAGCTCATGATAGTTTACCAAAAACGGGTAAAAAAGTATTACACCTATTGGTTGGTAGCGATAGAAAATCTTTAGCAGAAGGATTAAAGAAATCTCTAGAAGCGGGTAACATTAAAGAGATGCAAGGTTGTTCTTTTGATGAAATTCATATTCATCATCCAGAAGATACTGATCGAAGTCATGGAATGAGTGGTACAAAGATGAGGCAAGCTGCAGCTGATGGAGACACAGAAACATTTCATAAACATCTAGGTTCTAATTTTACTAGACGAGAAGCTGAACAACATATGGCGAGAATTCAACAAGGAATTCAAAATGGTTCAATTCCACTAAAAAGAAAATAAAATGCAAAATAAACAAGCACTATTTATAATAGGTTCTCCTGGGTCAGGGAAAGATGTTGTTATTCGTGATATAACATCAAATTATGGAATAGTTGAATTTACATCAACACAAATTGATGAAATGTTATCTAATGATGCTGCATTTAAAAGAGCAAAACTGGAAAAACAAAATTCATTATTAGAACGATATTCTATAATCGTTACTGCAAATTCTTTTGATTTGGGATTTGTTATGACGCGAGAACTTCTTGAATCTATTGGATATTCTACTCATTTAATTTTCGTTGAAGCGGACCTATCGGTTGCTGTTGATAGATTAAAGAATAGAAAAAATTTAAAAGAATCTTTAGATCGGATAAGTGTTGGTAATTCAAATAAATACTCAATTCTTGGATTATTTGAATCTGGTATTGTTGTAGACAATTCAAAAAGATTAGATTTATGCGAAACTAGAGAATTTATTTCTTCTATATTAAGTGAATTATCATTTAGATCTGATTTATCTCTTGATGAGATTACAAAAATTGATTTGAAGAAAAAGATTCAAAAGATCGTTCCTGTTAAGATGCCTGCATCAGTTGTAGATACTAGAGGCGGAACACAAGGAACTTGGTCGGCTACGTTAGGAGGGGTAAGCGAATCTATAGATGTCCCCTCATATGATATTAGTCCGATTGCTACTGGTCCATTGCAAAGTATGAATACGAATACTGCTAGTATGAAATCTGATCTAGATAAAGAAAATACCAGAAAACTTCTTGGTAAAATTAAACGGATAAATTTTAAACAGGTGGTTCCTCGTGGAATTTAACGAACAATGGCGAAATAAATATACATCTTTAAAGGCTGCGTTTAGGTCAACAGATTCAACTAAACATTTTCATGGAACACATCAACAAAAATTTGAGCCAACTACAGATTATCCGGAAGTATCCGAACCACAATTAATTCCAAAATCTGTAGATGATAATATTCCAGTAAAACCTAAAAAATTTAAACAAAAATTATTATCGACGTATAATGAAAATGATACATCAACAAGACAATATACTAGAGGTCAAACAGCTAGATATTCAGATATAGGTATTAAATTATACAGTAGAAATACAAATAAACACATAAAAAACTTAGACGATAAATTATCTAGAAAAGAATATGAATTAACTGGTAACGATTCACAAAAGCATATAAATGATGTATCTAAAGATGTGATTAATAGACAACATCAATTAAATGCTATTAAACCAAAATCTACAACGCCTTCTGCTTCGCAATTTTCTAAAAATAATAAAAAAATATCTTCTGAACCAAGCAAGCGAACTATCCCTGTATCTAATACTTCAAAACCTAAACCAAATGTTCAAAGTTCCGCTTCGCAATTTTCTCATCAACAAAATTCTAGCGAAATTAATAAACCTATATCGCCTAATTCTACTCAACATCAAAGTTTCAAAAATAAATTGATTAATCATTATCGTAATAATTTAAGGAAATATTAAATGGATTTTAAAAAATTAAAACAAATAATTGCTGAAAAACATTTAACTGTAGCGGAATTAAAAAAACGGGAAGAAATTGCTCAAGCTATGGAGAGAGAACATCCAGGTATGGGTTCTACTGAAGCGGGTATGGCTAAAAAAATGGCAATTGCAACAGCTGCGGCTAAACGGGTAGCAGAAGAAAGCGAGCAATTAGACGAAATTAGTTCTTATGATCAAGTTGTAACTTATTATAGACATCTAGGGTTAGACCCATATAAGTTGCGAGGCGCAGTTGGAGCTCAACTAAGAGCAAGAATTAAAGCTAGTCCTGGATTCAAAGCTTGGTTAAAATTAAAGAGTCCTATGGAAAGCGTAGAACCTATTGATTCTTTATTAGAAGTTATTAAATCTGCAAAGAGAGATATTGTTTCCAAGGATAAAAAAGGCGTTGGTGTAACTTTTTATGGATATCCAGATAAAAATGCAAAACCTAGCGATAGCGATAGAATTGAAGCTAAAACTGATGATAATTTTATAAACCCTAATTAATTTTTTAATAAATAATATATATTAACAATTTTAAATAAAAGGAAACAACAATGTCAGGATGGAAAAATACAGACGCTCAAGCAAATAATGAACCTTCATATATTACAAATATCGGCAGAGATCGAACATATTCTAATAATTATTCAAATAACACAATTTTAGTTACTTCTACTAGATTGGCTAATGCAAATAGTTCGCAAGGCGTTTCGTCTAAACAAACCGCTCATATTGGTTGGGTCAATTATAATAGAGGTACTGGTGGTAGAGCTGGTCGCGTTCAATCCGAAGTTTTAGTTGCATTATCTAACCCAACATCAGCTAATTCTAACGCAGCATTACCTTGGTTTAGTGGTGTTTAAATGTTGTCATTTCGTAAATTTTTAGCTGAAATGCATACTAATGTTCCTGTAGTTAATATAGATACTACAGGAACAGATATTTCAATACCTGAAATAAAAAATCAATTAAATAGAAATATTGATTTGGAATTGAGGCAATCATTTGTTACTGTTGAAGCTGCTTTAGAAAAAATAAGTAAAATTCTAGCAATGTACGCATTAGATATTCCACAAGTCGATTCAAATGATATTAAATCTGGCGGGGTTATTTTAACTGTTGGCCGCTATAATATAAAATGGGATGAATTTACTGGAAAAGTTGATGAAATTCCATTAAAATTACAATTTAAATTTAAATTGGATAACGGGTTGTATAAATGCTCGGCTAAATTATTATAACTCTAAATAGTATATTATGAATGAATTAAATGATGATAATTTTTTATTATTTGCGGCAAAACATTATTATTCTATACACTATTCTATATCCGAATTTAATTCAGATTTGAAAAGAATTACATATATTAAAAGATTATTAAAAAAGTATACAAAATCAGGAAACATAGCAGAAAGATTAATATTAAACCATTTAATATTATTGTATAATGTATTCGAGCCAACTGTTGCTGTAAATAAGATGTTATTTTTTAAAATTAATCCTGAATGTTATCCAGGATTAATGGCTTTTTTAGTGTATTTAAATAGAATGCCGGAAGAAATAGAACTAAATAAAGTAAAAATATTATCATCAAATATTCAAATTGATATGCATATATTAGAAATATTAAGAGAATTATGATTTCATTTAAACAATTTTTAGAAGAAGATGGTGCCGCTGGTGGTATTGGTGGGTCTGCTCCAACTAATGTTGCAGGGGGTATCGCTGGAACGGGTGGTCAAGCAGGTGAACCTGGAGTTTCTAAAAAAAGAAAATCTCCAATTCTAACTGCTCTACCATTAACAAGGAATGCAAAAAAATGCAAAAATATTTAAATAAAATAACATCAATTATTGAAAACCATGGATTTACTAGAACAGAGATTACACCTCAATCTGATTTAGATCAAATATTATTTGAAGCAAGTAAACCTGGATACCCTTCGCCTGAATCTGAAGATAGTTCTACTCCGGAAGGTATTTCCAATTCTATTGCCAGCGAATTCTTTAGTAGATGTAGAGCATTAGCAACAACTACTCATTTTGCGCATTTAAGTACTGATTCTTTTTCTGAGCATTCTGCTTTAGCTACATTTTATGAAGAAATTGTAGAAACTGTTGATAAGTTTGCTGAAGCTTATATTGGATTATACGGTAAATTTATAACGCTACCGCCAATTACACCACAAATGCAATTTGCTGTTGATGCTATTATTGAGTTGCGTAATTGGATTTCTAAAAGTAGAAATTTAATTACTGATGATACGTCATTACAAAATATTATTGATGAGACTGTTGAATTGTGTAATACTACAATCTATAAATTGCAAAAATTGAAATAATTAATAATTAATAATTAATTATGGCTTATGTTAATAGACCCTATAAAATGTTAGAAACTTCTTCTGAGATAGTTTCTAACATTATAGATTTTTCTAAATATGATAAAATGATATCTTCATTAGAAAAATATTCTATTAAATTAGATAAATTACTAGAAACCACTTCAAATATAGAACAAGAATCAAAAAGGATAAATAAATGTCGGTAACAGAAAATTCAACATTATCTGATTTGAGAGTTGAAGTTGCTGTCTTAAAACAAGAAGTTTCGTTTATTAATAAACTTTTTGAAAAGCTTGATGCTGTAATAGAAAAAATTGATTCCCAGCACGACTCTTTAATTGATAAAACTACAAAAATTGAGGCTAATTTAGTTTATACTAAAGAAGAATTATCAGAATTATATTCTGCTTTAGAACAGACTGAACGAGGAATTTCAGATAGAATTAATTCTATTGACAAAATATTAACCGACGAACTTAATAATTTTAATAAAGATTTAGGTGATAGAATATCTAAACAAGAAGAAAAAACTGGATCTTTACTTCAGACAAAATGGTTACTCTGGGGCGGAGGTACGGTTATTTTGTGGATGTTTTCTAATCTTGAAATTGTTAAAAAAATATTTATGATACATTAAATGCTTGCTTTTTTTTAAGTTTTATAGTATAATAAGCCTATACGAAAATTATAGGCTTTTTCATTATGAGTATATGGATCGATAGAAAATATCTCTTACTTCTTTCTCCAAAGTTAGAAAAATTCAAACAAAAAAATACAAATCTTTACACCTTTCGGTGTTGTTTTTGCGGGGACTCCCAAAAAAATAAATCGAAAACTAGAGGGTTTGTTTACGAAAAAAATAATAACTATTTCTTTACTTGTTTTAATTGTGATCGAGGTACTACGTTAAGATCCCTAATAAATTTTCTTGATCCTCATCTGGAACAAGAATATGTAATGGAAAATTTCCAGGAAAAATTTAATCCTGTTGAACGAAAAATTGAAACTCCTTCAATTCCGCAGTTTAAAAAAGTTGAAAAAAAGATAGACCTACCCTCAGTATTTTCTTTAGACGATAATCATGTCGCGAAAAAGTATCTTTTAGATCGTAAAATACCTGAACAGGAGCTTAAAAGCTTATATTTTACCGAAGATTTCAAACAATTCGTAGAATCAGTTGCTGATAAAAAATTAGATCAAACTGGACCTAGAATAATAATTCCATTTTTCTCTAGATCAGGGGAACTAATTGCATTTCAAGGTAGAGCAATTGATAATTATTCAATGAGATATATTACTGTTAAACTCGATAAAGAACAGGAAAAAATATTTGGGTTGGATAAAGTTGATCCTATGAAACCAATATATGTAGTTGAAGGACCATTTGATAGTCTATTCTTACCGAATGCAATTGCTACTGCGGATTCAAATTTAGCATCAGCTTCAACAGTATTCTCAAAAAATAAATTGATTTTGGTTCCTGATTGCGAACCGAGAAATAAAAATATTGTTAATAACATTAGTAAATTTATTAAGAATGGATTTAATGTTTGTTTGTTACCGGAAACTTTTGGAGCAAAAGACATTAATGATGCGATAAAAAATGGCTTGACTGAACAGGAATTATTAGGTATAATAACTGAACATACCTATTCAGGATTAATGGCTGAAATTGAATTTTTAAACTGGAAAAAAATATAATGGAAAAACTTGAAGATTTAAAATGTACGAGGTTTAATGTTGATGGTACAGAATATTTGCGTATTAATGGTATTTGGTTTCAATATACTGAAGAACAATATATACCATTAGATAAACCTGAATTTGAAAAATATTATAAGGAGCACTTTGAAAAATGATTACAGCTAAAATGATTGCAGATTCTTATTTTGATGGTATTGAAAATAGAATTTGTACACTACAATTGAGGTATCATCGATATATACATCAGGAATTTATGACACATCGAGTATTCTCTAGGTCTGCGTCTAGTTCTAGAGCTATTCCTATTAGCAAAATTATTGCTCAAGTATGGAATGATCCTGCTATGCCTGTTCATTGGGGAGCTAATGTTGCGGGTATGCAAGCTAAATCTGAATTAAGTGGGTTCAAATTAACAGCTGCTAAATTTGTCTGGAAATTATCTGCTAAATTTGCTTGTGTATTTGCTTATGTGTTTAGTAAAATTGGTTTACATAAACAAATCGGTAATCGTATTCTTGAACCATGGCAGTATATTAATGTTATTGTTACTTCAACTGAATGGGAAAATTTCTTTAATTTAAGAATTCATCCTGATGCTCAACCAGAAATTCAGGAATTAGCAAAAGCAATTTATGATGCAATTCAAAATAGTCAACCAAAAAAAGTTGAGCATGGTGAATGGCATTTACCGTATATTACTGATACAGAACGTGAATTATGTGATGAAGATATTCTATTAAAATGTTCAACCGCTCGTTGTGCTAGAGTATCTTATAGCAATCATGATGGATCAAATCCTCATGTAAGAAAAGATGTTGAGTTACATGATCGTTTAGTTGGTTCTGAGCCGTTACATGCAAGCCCAGCTGAACACCAAGCAACTCCAGGAGAATCTGATTTTTATTACAGAAATTTTAAAGGTTGGATTCAATACAGAGATAGAATTGAACAAATGTTATATAATAAAGAGGAAAATATTAATGAGTAAAGTTGAATTAAAAGATTATGAAAAATTCGTGGCTGGTACAATTTCTCCTGCTTCCAGCGATTTCAATTCTTTAATGGTTAGATTAGAAGAACTTAATACTGGATCAAAAGAGTTTGGTGTTAAAATTCCTCAATTGGTTACTGCTTCTGCTGGTTTAACTGCTGAGGCAGGTGAGTTTACTGAAGTTGTTAAGAAAATTTTATTTCAAGGTAAGCCGTTAAACGAAGAAAATGTTTTCCATATGAAACGCGAATTGGGTGATATTTGTTGGTATTTGGCGGTGGCAGCATCTGCATTGGGTACTACACTTGATGAAATTGTTGTTATGAATGTTGAGAAATTATCTGCTCGTTATCCTGCAGGATTTGAGATTATTAAATCAGAAGTTCGCGCGGAAGGTGATCTCTAGTGAAATCTTTTTCTAATTTTATTGAATTGACTGAAATATTCGATACAACATTAGATTTGCATAGACATAAACCATTAGAAGATGCTGTAAAAGAACGATATTATCCTCATACATTGACTAATGTAGAAGCTTATCATACAACACATAAAAATACTCCTTATGTATTTTTAAGATTTAAACATAAAAATGCCTGGGAAGTACATTTTTCTAGAGCTGATGATAATTCAAAAACTGGCATTGAGCGGCTGCATCAACATAAAGGTGCTGCAGCCGCACCATTAGTTGGTACTGCAATAAAATTGTATAAAGATAAATTAGATAGAGGTCAATCTATTAGATATTTTGGTGATGATGAGCATTTAAATAAATTATATGATTCTGCATTTAAACATATATCTAAACGGCATTATAATGGAAATTTATATTCACATAAAGTAGACAATTTTGTTGATTCTCAGGGAGAAACTAAACATGCAACTGAAATGCATTCTGGTAATCCAGAAGGAACTTTTAGTGTGAATCATTTACGAGAAAATTATATTTCTCCTTATATAAAATTGGGGTAAAAATGGGTGTTAAATTTATTAAATTATCTTTAATTATTATCGGTTATGTTATTAGTTTTGGGTTTGTGTGTCCATTTTTAATTTCGTATAAAGATGATTTTTATGTTATGGGCGGTATTGCTATGATTATTTTAACTCTGGCTACGCTGCCAACAGCAATTAATTATGTATTAAATTTGGTTAAAGGAAAGTAAATGAAAAAAATTATTATGTTATTGATGTTCTTGTTTATTACTGGTTGTTCTAATGTTCCACCAGGGTATACAGGTATTAAAGTATTTTTAAATGGTGGTGAAAAGGGTGTTGATAGTCAAGTCCTAGGTGTAGGTAGATATTGGATTGGGGTTAATGAACAATTATTCTTATTCCCAACATTTACTCAAAATCATGTTTGGACTCAAGCACCAACTGAAGGTAGTCCAAACGATGATAGTTTTACTTTTCAAACTAAACAAGGTTTAACTGTTAATACTGATGTTGGTATTAGTTATCATATTGAACCTGATAAAGTAACAACTATTTTCCAAAAATATCGTAAAGGTACTGATGAGATTACTAATTTAGTATTACGAAATAGTGTTCGTGATGCATTTAATAAAGCTGCATCTTCTAGAGATATTGAATCTGTTTATGGTGAAGGTAAAGCTGCTTTAGTTGATGAAGTTCTTTCTATTGTTCAAGCTGAAATGAATCCTGTTGGTATTAAAGTAGAGTCACTCTATTTGGTTGGTAATATGAGATTACCTCAAACTGTAGTTGAATCTATTAATGCAAAAATCCAAGCATTACAAAAAACTCAACAACGTGAAAATGAAGTAGCTCAATCTAGAGCAGAAGCTGATAAAGCAATTGCTGAAGCTCGTGGTGTTGCGGAATCTAAATTAGCTATTGCCAAAGCAGAAGCTGAAGCAATTGAAATTAAAGGTGCTGCTTTAAAAAATAATCCTGCTGTATTGGAACTGAATAAAATTGATAAATGGGATGGACAATTACCGCAGTATATGACTGGACCTGTTCCTATGTTGAATTTTCAGAAGTAATATATAGATAACGTTAAAAGGATATTAGGTGTTGCAGGGATGCAACTGTTTTAATTTTTGAAAAGGAACGATATGGGCATTAGATTATTGACTCCGAAAGATACTTACACTATCGATTATCCGGTAGCAATTGAATTCGCTAGAAAACAGCAAGAAATTATGTGGTTTGATTTTGAAATTGAAGTTGAAAAAGATCTCCATGATTTAAAAACAAATTTTAATGAAGCTGAATATCACGGCTTAACATCTACTCTTAAATTGTTTACAAAATATGAAATTTCAGTAAATGAATACTGGAAAAATTATGTTTCGCAGGTTTTTCCTAGACCTGATATTCAAAGAATGGCTGATGCATTTGCTTTTATGGAAACAAATGTTCATGCTCCATTTTATAATAAAATTAATGAAGTATTAGGTTTAGATACTGATGAATTTTATGATTCATATCTAGATGATCCAATTCTAGTTAATCGTATGAAATGGATTGGTAAAAGGTTATCCAAAAGAACGACATTAATGGATAAATTAAAATCCGTTGGTATTTTCTCTATGGTAGAGGGTGCTGTTTTATTCTCTAGTTTTGCATTTATCAAACATTTTAATTCTAATGGTAAAAATAAAGCTGTTAATGTAAATGCTGGGATTAATTTTTCTGCAATTGACGAATCCTTACATAATCAAGGTGGTGCATGGTTATTTCGCACTCTACTAGCAGAAGCAATTGCTGATAATCAATTAACACCAGAAGAATTGTTACATTTAAAAGAAGAATTAGAAGAAACTGCTAGAGTAATTCTTGAGCATGAAATGATTATTAATGCTAAGAATTTTGAAAAGGGTAGTATTAAAGGTATTACAGAAAATCAATTAAATCATTTTACAGAATCTAGATTGGATATGTGTTTAAAAGAATTGGGTTATAAAGCTATTTTTAAACCAACGTACAATCCAATTGCTGAATGGTTCTACAAAGATTTAGAATCAACTACACTACATGATTTTTTCTCAAGCACAGGTAGTGACTACAACAGAAATTGGAAAGAGGCTAGATTTGTATGGTAAAAGAATTATCAATTTATGATGAGTTAAGTAACGAAAGAAAAGAGTTACAAGAACAAGGTAAATTACCAAAATGGTGTACGACCATTGCATGGCAGATGTTAAAAGAAAAAAATCTTTCTGCTGAATATCCAGATTTAGCTTCTGTCTATACTAGAATTGCAAAACATGCTGCTAGTTATACTCCAAATCCTGCTGAATGGCAACCTAAATTTTTTGAGTTATTATGGAATGGTTGGTTAGCTGCATCTACTCCAGTATTGTCTAACATGGGAACTGGATTTGGTTGTCCTGTAAGCTGTAGCGGTGGATTTATTCAAGATTCTGTTTATGGATTCTATGGAGCTCAACAAGAAGCAGCTGTATTGAGTAAAAATGGTTTTGGTACATCTGGTTATCTTGGAGCTATTAGACCTCGTGGAGCGAAAATTAATGGTGTTAAGGGTGGAGCAAGCGGTGTACTTCCTGTGTTTAAAGATTTTGTTCAAATGTCACGAGATATTTCACAGGGCAGTCAACGACGTGGAGCTTGGGCTGGATATCTTGAAATTGACCATCCTGATTTTTATGAGATTGTAAATTATATCAGTAAAAGTCCTGATGATGCTAATATTGGTTGGAATGTAACAGATAAGTTTATCGAGCGATTAGATGTTGGTGATAGGGACGCTATTGGGCGTTATCAGGCTGCGTTAAAGTTAAAGATGATAACTGGTAAAGGTTATTTCTTTTTCGTTGATAGAGTTAATCAGTTAAATCCACAGATGTACAAAGAGCGCGGTCTTGATGTGAAAGCTTCAAATCTATGTACGGAAATCACTCTTCATTCTAGCGAAGATTATACATTCTCATGCGTTTTATCTTCTATGAATTGTTCATTATATGATGAATGGAAAGATACTGATGCTGTATTTAATGCAACAGTGTTTCTAGATTGCGTTAATCAAGATTTAATTGAGATTGGTAAAAGTGAACCTGGAATGGAAAAAGTTGTTGCATTTGCTGGGGCATCAAGAGCATTGGGGTTAGGTTTACTAGGATTTCATACTTATTTGCAGGATAATTTAATTCCATTTGAATCAATGGATGCATATTATAAAAATATTGAAATCTTTAAACATTTAAATGCAGAATCGTTAAGAGCCTCTCAATGGATGGCTGTAGAATGGGGTGAACCTGAATGGTGTAGTGGTTATGGTGTGAGAAATACTCATCGTATTGCTATTGCTCCAAATTTAAGTTCAGCATTAATTTGCGGTTCTGTTAGTCAGGGAATTGAACCGATCTATAAAAATGCTTATGTTCAAAATACAGCTGCTGGTAAGATGGACAGAGTTAATCCTTCATTATTAAAATTAATGAAAGAAAAAGGTGTTTATAGTAATGCTGCAGTAAAAGACATTATCAGTAATGGTGGATCAGTTCAACATGTTGATTGGTTAACAGATGATGAGAAAGCTGTATTTAAAACTGCATTTGAAATTGATCAAAAACAGATTGTTAGATTAGCTAGTGCTCGTCAACGTTATATTGATCAGGCTCAGAGTATTAATTTCTTTTTCTCGGCTGATGAAGATGAAGAATATATTAGCGAAGTGCATAAATTAGCATTTAAAGATTCTTGGATTAAATCACTGTATTATATCCGTTCTGAAAATGGTGTTAATGTGAGTAAAGGTGAATGTTTAAGTTGTCACGGATAAGTATATGAATTATAAGGAGTAATTGTTATGAAAATGACGAAATTTGTATTAACCATTAATGGTCAAGAAATTGTAGTTTCTTTTGGCGATGCTGTAGTTCTTTATAAGGAATTGCATGAACTTTTCGGTAAACGTGAATCTGTAATTAATATCAGAGATCCTGCAGATTTCTCTTCAACGGGTAGTGCCAATAGGTTTTAACAGCTTGGCCATTGTGGATTGACTCAAGTAAATTTACTGACTAAATACGAATATATTTAAAATATTTTAAAGGTAATTAGTTTATGGCATTAAATTTAACTGGACCGATTAGTATAGGTGGTTCAACAACTGGTCAATCTATAAATTAAACTAAATATAAATAATTTTATGACAGAAAACGTGAAACAAAATTTAACTCCAGATCAACTTGAAGATTATTACTTTTTTCAATCTCCGATATATAAAATAGATAAAAAACAATTTTTAGATATAGTATCAGAGGTAGCTAATGAATCTTTAAAAGTTGTGGATAATGAAATAGAATATAAATTATATCCTGTTAATATGTCCGGAGATTTTTCTTCTGATGCTAGAGTATTGGATTTTTCTCAGTATGTGTTATCGACCGCTTGGAATATATTGAAAGCACAGGGTTACGCTATGGATTTATATGATGTTGGTTACACTTCTATGTGGCTACAAGATCATCATAAAAGTTCTAATATGGAACAGCATGTTCATAGCGATAGTCATATCGTAGCTTTTTATTTTATTGATGTTCCAGAAAACGGTTGTCAATTAATAGTTCATGATCCTAGACCAGGAAAAGTTCAAATTGATTTGATGCAAGAAAATATGTCTGATGTTTCTTTATCCAGTAGAATGGTTGTTATAAAACCAGAACCTGGTGATTTAATTTTTACTAATTCTTGGTTGCCACATTCTTTTAGTAGAAATGGTAGCGAAGAATCAACAAAATTTGTTCATATGAATATCGTAGCTTTTCCTGTTGTACCAAATTCTTGTGAAACTAATAAACCGGAGATCATATAAAGTGGCTCATATTTTAATTAGATTTAATAAAACGCGAGGGCAACCAGGCAGAGGAACACTTGATCACGTATGGAGAGTTTTTGAAAATGACAAAGAATATCTATTTAAACATGTTCAACTAAATGTTCCATCATATAGTGAACAAACTGGTGAAGATTGGAATATTGCATGTGAAGGTGTATTAGAAATTGACAGAATAAACTCTATAGCAATAATTAACAAGGAATGATATAAATATGATATCAACAAGGAATAAGTATGGCATTAAATGCTAGTGGAACAATAAGTATGGGTGGTCCAACCGTAGGACAATCTATTGAATTGGAATTGGGTATGAGTGGTACTGCACAAGCCAGTTTGAATGATAGTAATTTTAGAGGTCTGGCAGGAATTGCGTCTGGGCAAATTAGTTTAAGTAATTTTTATGGTAAATCTTCTGGCCCAGCTACTGGAATATTTTATGGTGGGTATTCGGGTGTTTATATAAACACTGTTACTCGCATAAATGCGTGTGGATCATTAATCGGTTCAGAAAGTACTGTTGGTACTGCACGAGCTGGCTTAACTGGAGCATCGGTTGGGGCAAACGGGTTATTTTATGGTGGGTATTCGGGTGTTTATAGAAACACTGTTACTCGTATAAATGCGTGTGGATCATTAGTTGGGGAAACAACACATCCCACTGCCATATATATTGCTTATTCAGGTGGAGCAAATGTAGGTTCAAATGGATTATTTTATGGTGGAAATAATGCTAATAATCAACGTGTAGTCACTCGTATAAATGCATGTGGGTCTTGGGTCGGTTCACAGGTGTTTCTTGGTACAGCAAGGACGCAGTTAGCTGGGGCCTTGGTCGGGTCAAATGGATTATTTTATGGTGGAAATCTAGTAACTCGTATAAATTCTTGTGCAGCAATGGTTGGTTCAGAAACTACTGTTGGGACAACAAACAGAAGGAGACTAGGTGGTGCACCAGTCGGGTCAAATGGGTTATTCTATGCTGGTTGTTGTTCCGGATTTTGTGATATGGTTGGAATAGTAACTCGTATAAATGAGTGTGGAGTATTAGTTGGTTCAGAACCAAGTGTTGGTACACCAAGAGGTTTTATATCTGGCGCGAGGGTGGGGTCAAATGGTATGTTTTATGGGGGGAGAAATAATACTACTAGTTATTTAAACACAGTTACTAGTATAAATGCATGTGGATCATTAGTTGGTTCGGAAACATCGGTTGGTACTAGCAGAATAAGTTCTGGTGGTGCATCTATTTAAAAATATTATAAAGGGATATCATGGGAAGATTGAATCATAATGCAAATTACATCTTCGATGTAGAAGGGGAAACTGTATGGGAGAAGCTGAGAGTAATTAGAGGAATATTACTAGAACGCCAAACAGCATTGGCTTTAGCTAAATTAAATATAGAATATATTGAAAACGGGGATAAAACCACGATTGAATATAAAAGATTTTTAATCGAACAACCTCAACAAATTAAAACAATTAATAGTTGCGAAGAAGAAATTAAATTTTTACGAGAATACGAACAATTTCTAGCTACTGAAGCAGAAAAAACTAGAATTCCTGGTAAATCAGATGATGAAATGTATGAAATTAATTTTTATGATGAATTAAAAATTAAACTAACTAGAAAAGCACAAGCTCAAATGATTTCTTACGGTAGGTTGCAAGATGATTTAATGTATCGGTTATTAAAACATGAAGATGCATTAAAGTTATGTATCAGTGAAGGAATTTTATCACAGGAAGTATTACCAATTGCTTTTACTCCTTCATTA